CTGATGGCCCCATCCCCCGCACTCAGGGCACTCTTCGCGATCCTTCTTTTTAAAGATCAGTCCGCCCTTCGCCATGCCGGGCTTGATCGCGCCCCTTTTGACAATCGACTTGATCAGTTTCTTGTCTTCGGCGACGTCGTCGTGCTTCATCGCCTTGCCGCCGCGCTTCATGCCGCCGACGTGCTTGGTGCCTGCGCGACCCTCGTTGGCTTCCTTCATGTCGCGGTTCAGGAGGCTGTCCGCCGTCAGCGCCTTGCCGCCGCTCTTGCGGGGCTTGCGACCGGCGTGATGGTGGGCGTGCTCGCCCTCAACCTTGCCGCCGCGCTTGAACTGGCGACGGGAGATCGGGCGCAGGCCCGTCTTGGCTTCTGCCTCTAGAGGTTCTGCCTGTTTAAAGTCACTGGCGTCAACCTTGCCTTCGTCGTGAGTGCGGCTGTAGCGCTTGGCTTTCGCCGCACGCTCTTCCCGCGCCTTTTTGGCTAATTCGGACATGTCAGTCTCCTGCGGGGGGTTTACCGCGCTTTTGGTTTTGTCAAGTGTGCGACCATACGGAGGGCGTGGTCAACAAGACCGCCACTCGCCTTTGGCATTAACTTTTTTCTTGCAGCGGAAACGTCTTCTGGAGAAACGCCGTAGGCCTGTGCCTGCTGCGGCGTCATGTTCATTACCCCAGTAAGTGCTCGTGTGAACCTGTCGGAAGGGCGTGTTTGACTATCATCTCGTACGCCCCCTCGATTTCCGAGTCCGTCACCTTGTCCGCTGACTGGTGCTTCTCCACCAGATAGTTGAGTTCCTTGTTCAGAAGCCCAACTTGCGGATCGGACATCCGATTTACCGTCTCCCGGCCTAGAACCCGCACGGCTTTGTGCGAGATAGTTTCGTAATGCGTCTTGTCGATCTTCATCTTTTCCATCCCATTTCATAATGGACACAGAAGGCATTCCCATCGATTCGTCCCACCCAGTAGAACGCCAGTAATGCTTCAAGTCCTCAAGTTGTTGATCGGTAGAATATTGTGGGTCAAACGGAATACGTCCTAACTCTTTAAAACCAAACTGCCTGTAAAACGATGGCAAAAAGCCATCCGGGTGTTTTTTAGATGGTACAGCATATGCGTCTAAGGCAGTAGCGCCCTCTTTAATTGCTTTTAGCATGACCGAAGCGCCGCCAACCCCCTTGGCGCCCGGCTCATTGTTTACAACGCTGACCAAAGCGGTCTCATTAGGAGTCAATTCTGGGTGTTTAAACCCATATTCCTCTTCGTAATTTGTTCCGTGCTTCAGGCCAAAGTACACGTCGCCACTGGGTAACTTAAACGCCCTGAACTTCTTCTTCTTGACCATGTCCTTGATTTCCTTCTCAGAATACTGAGTAAGGGTCGAGGAGGCTTCAGAGTTTTTTAGGGCTTTAGACATCTCAGCAGGCGATACGCCGCCATGCCCAACGGGCGTTTCTGTATTAGTCCAACGGTCATGGGCGACATCAAGAGCCATACGGGCTGCTTGGGGGGACTGCACGTCCATTGGATGACTAGGCAGGTTGTCGGCAATTGCCTGAGTAACCGTGGTTGTCGGCAAAGCAAGATCAAACCCGCGCAAAATTTGCGCCGTGTCTGCTGCAGGATTTGAAGACTTACCAGACGCTTTCTTTGCTGCTCGTTTTTGATCAAACCAGTCTTTCCACAAGGTCTCTGCAGCAAAAGGATGGTGGAACTTGCCAACAATCCGGCCGCGAATACCTAACGGATAGGACTCATGCGGAGTGAACCCTGACTTAACCAAATCGGCAACGCCCTTGTCTCCCTTTTCCAGTTCCAACAAGTACATCACGTCGCCACGGTTCAGTCCCGCGAACCGAGGATCTATCGTCTCTCTGGCAATTTTTTTGACGCTAGGAGCGCCTAATTTTTGCGCTCTTGCACTATGTAAAATTTTGGAAATCCGATCACGGCTTTCAAAGTTTAAAGAGTCAACGTAATCGTGAATATTTTGGTGTGCAAACCCCGGGAAATCTTGCAAGACGCTAAGTTTCTTGTTCTTGGATTGCGCCTTGATCAGGGCATCAATTTGATCAAGGTTTTCTTTTGGAATGCGCTTGTCTCTAGCGTGAGCAGCCATTGTTCCAATCAAAGCACGGGCAAACGACGAATTAGATTCATGCGTGTCAGGCATCATCGCGGTGACAGCGGCATAGTCGGCATTCTTATTCAATTTGAACGTGCCGCGTCCTTTACCTTTAATAGCCCACCCCATGCCGCCACGCTGATTCTCTTCAATCAATGGGAATCCCGGGCCGCCGCGCATAGCAACAGGCTTAGTTAACTGACTGGAATCAATTCCCGTGTAATCAGGCCCGGTCTTTAAAAGATCGGCCCGAATTGGAAAAATTCTTTTCCCAACGAGATCTTGCGGATTGATCGTTGGCACTTCATCCCATGAAGAATAGATAGGTCGATCAACCTGCACTGACGACGCTTCATCTGCGGGGACAACTTTCTTTTTCTTAGGCGCTCCGCCACGCGCATATTTTTCTTCGCTTGAAAATGGAATGCCTGCGGCCCGCATAACATGTACAAGCGGATGATCAATCAAAGGATTGTCTTTGATCTTGCCGCCGGTAGCAGCGTGCTGCATGGCGTGAATGACGTCAGAATGCGTCGTCTGATCGTTGCCAACGGCGTCCCAGATGGTGTGATGTGCGAGGTGCTGATAGTAAGGGTCAAGACCTTCCGGCGTCGTGAGGTTCATCGCCCGCTGCCTTGCGGCAAGGCGTTCGACGGCCTCCGCGCCGCCAAGCCCGCTGCGCCGGGCGATGTACGGTGCCGCCTGCTTTGACGGATTTCCGGTGTGAAGGACGATCTGCCTTGCGTCGAGCGTCGGCTGATCGCCTCGACCGAGCAGGGACGCAATGAACCCCGCCTTGCTAGGGCCGACGCCGCGCACGCCTTGAATAAAGTCGCGCCATTCGGATGGGCTGCTTGTTCCCTGCTGTGCCTGAGCGACCAGTCGAGACACGTCGCCCTCACGGCCCGGCAAGTTTTTCGCCGCCCACTGCAGCGCGTCTGGGATGTCCGTCGTGTGGCGGCCAAACGGCGCCATGATCTGCACCGCGTTGCTGATCGAATGCGGATCGATGATGCCGCGCTCCGCGTGCTGCAGGTAGCGCTGACCCATCGGCGTGTGCAGCCACTCGCCAAACGCGCCTTCTGGGCGAACCTTGGGCTCGTTATGGTTGGGCAACGCCAGTCCGGCGGCGCGAACCTTGTCAGAATCGACGGCGCCGCGCTGAATGCTAGCGCGGGTGATCGTGTACGCCTTGATCAGGTCACGCGGCGTGAGGCCTACAGTGCCCGCCTTGTTTGCCGTGTCGTCCATAAAGCGACCAAAAGTTGCGACATGCGACGGGATCTCTTTTGCGTCGCCCAACTGCGCCTGCACGTCCTTCAGCGGACGCCATTTCCAGTCTTCAATGGCGCTCGTCTTTGGGTCCCTATAGCCGCCGCGCTTCATGCCTTCGGCCACCATCACCGCCCGCCGAATCGCCTTCTGCGGGTCTACGACGCCGCCCGTGGCTTTGGCGATGATGGCTCCGCCGTTTGCTTTTTCTGGCGCATACTTTTTATGAAACGCTTCGTTTTCTTCTTTTGTTAAAAAATCAGGAAGCGTCTCGCCGTTCTCGCGCATCTTTTCGAGTATTGGCTTGTACAGTTTTAAACTAGGCCAATGACGCGCATCGATCAAATCGGCGTTATGAAGATCTGAAACGTCTCCCCATTTACCTGACTTCACGAAATCCTGAACGTAAGGCATGTAGCGGGCTACGGGCTTGTTATTGGCCTTGCCCTTAATTTGAGCAATGTCGTCAGGACTAGGGTTGCCTTCATCGTCCACAACGCCCAATGAATGAAGTTCACTCATCCTTTCGTTTTCATCAGTCCCCAGTTCGTCGTGACGTTTGTTGAATTCGTCAAAGTCAAAATTGCTTTTAGGATGAGTTTCAACCGTCACATGAGGCTCACCTGTCTTCTTGTTGCGAAGACTAAAGATGCGAGAATGCCCGTCTGTAACATTGCTTGAATATCCACCGACGCAATGCCCCATGACATTGCCTTCGTAACTAAGCGCTTCTCTAAGGTCAGGGTCTTTCGCTTCTTGTCCGGGCGAAACCATGACATCTTCTTGTCCGCCATAGCGCAATGGGAATTGTTTTATCTCTTTAATAAGCGGATCAAAGTCGCCGTTTTTGTTTTTTTCTCTTAACTGATCGTTAAACGTGTCGATGTAGTTTTGCGCTTCTTCTTGCGTATCAAATTTTGCGGGGAAAGCACCATGCACTAAATGCTGACCCTTTCCATACACCGGAGGAATAGCGGGCGTTGCGTTAGGCGAAGTCTTTAATTCATACCAAGCGTAGTGCGTGCCCGGATAGTCCTTGTGCAAGTACGTCGCAGGGTTGAATGCTTTTTTCCTGCTTGCATCCTCTCGATTCTTTTTGCGCCACTCGTTGATGTTGTGGACGTGCTCAACCGCTTGCGGCACGGACATGCGAGCCAACGACTCGTGGCGCAATTTGAAGTTATCAGGAAGATCGGACTCAGGATTGACGGCGTTATGCAGTTCGTCAATAAGGTGATCAAATCCCAACAAACCATGATCTATAGATCCAGATTCTAAATCGGACGTTGCTCCGTAAATTTTTTCAGAAGGATCTACTTTTTTCAGCCAAGGATGTTTTTCGCCAAAATTTTCGTAATCCGTCCAAAGCGGCATGTTTGAATAGCCAGAAGGCTTTAAAAGTTCTTCGGCCCTGAAAGATCTCCCTATGCTTTTGTCGGAAGCATTCTCCCACGCCTTGGCAAGATCTGACTTTCCTCGTGTCTCTGGATAGCCCTCTCGCTTTCTAACCGTTTCGTAATGACGATCATAGTGTTGATTGTCAGGCGCGTAATGCAAAATTCCACGCTCTGCCAACGCACGAACAGGGTCACGCTCTGTGCCCATGTCATTCTTGACGTAACGAGTCAATTGTTTGTTAATAAAATCGTTAACGGCTTTAGTTTGATTGGCTTTGTTAAGCGTGTCAGTCAGACCCTCCATACGCGCAGCGCGAGCGGCTTCTGGGTGATTACCAATATTGGCAATTCCACGCTCTGCGATTTCCTTGGCAACTTCTGGAGTTTCGTGCGTTCCGAGATAGGTGGGAATAGTTTCTTTTTTCAAAGGTTCCAACGAATTTTCAACACTACCACTCAGCCAGTTGCCCCCCGGCTCCTTCATGATCTGCGTGCCCTGCAACTTGGGTGGCGTAAAGTCGGGCTCTGACGCGAGATCGTGCATCACGCCCTGAGCGCCCGGCATACCGCCGTAAGCAAACTTCTCGCGTGGATCGCGAACCATGATGGGGAAATTGTCTTCGCGCTCGCCCTGCTCGGGATGAGAGTCTTTCATGAACTTGGCAAGGTTGGCGTCGCGGTCTACCGTTCCGCCTGTAGATTTTTCTGGCTTAAGCGCAAACGATGGAACTGGTTTGCCCATTTCCTCATACAACTTTCGCAATTTTTTGTTTTCAGCGCGATTCCTGACATGCTGCTCAGAAACAAAAGGCGCGTTTCTCATCTCATCAGTAATGTCCCTAGCCCTCATTCCATAAGGAAAAACATGCACAGGAATTTGCGTATGAGGACCATACAATTCGCTAATTGCTTTTGATCGATGCCGCCCTTCGTGTCCCTTAACGTCCCACTGTTTTTGATCTTCATTCCAGTCAGCATTTAAAAAAGGTTGCCCAAACGAACGACCTTTACGAAGATGATCTTTTAGAAAATCCAATGATTCCTGATCTGGGCTGTGAAGGGGGTATGCCATATCCAAAAATTCAGACACAGGCATGTGTCGAACCATGCCCATGTAATCAATATTTTTGTTATAAGGAACGGCTCCCGCACCTTCTTCAGGGTCAAATGACAGCGGGGGCAAATCGCGGTCTACTTCGCCGCCTTCGGCTTTATGAATTTCAGGCTTTGACGGGTCAAAGTCTCCGTTGTTACCAATCGCGGACTTTAACTGATGCGGATGAAACGCAATGACCTCTTCTTCCTTCGCGGGGTCTTCGCCTAACGTGTACGGCAAATGGCCCGGACCCTTGTAATTAGGTCTCGTGCGGCTGCCGCCGTGGAAGATCCCGTCGTACCCGTCTGCAATCAGCGCATCACGAACGTGCTGATCAATCATCAGCGGGAATTGACTGTTATGCGGGTTATCGACGCCTGCGTAAGCCCTCGCCGCCCACTCAAGCATCTCAGGGCTGTCGAGCACCAAGGGATTTTTGATGTTAGCCCAGAGCGGCATGACATGAGTTCCGGTCTTGTACTGCGGAATGCCATGTTCGTTTTTGCGCCCGCCTACGTTGTGCGCTGCGGGATAGTGATCTTTGTAAGGCGACATCCAGACGGCGGGGCCGCTTTGCCATTTCTTGGGGTCATCTCCGCCACCCGGGGCGAACGTATGAAAGTCTTTGGGCGTGGCGTGATACAGCATCTTGTGATCGCCGCTCTCGTCACGCACCTTGCTGTAGCGCAAAAAGTGCCCGAGATTGGAATCACGACGCATGTGCTCATCCCAGTCATCGACTTCACCGCCTTCGGCCTTAGCAATGATGTGCTGATAGACGGGATGCTCTTTGCCGCGAACTGAAATTGACCCTACTTGCGGTCCAAACTCCAGTCCGCCCACGGTCGTTGGACGCAGGCGAGGCTCGCTTTTCTTGTCTGGATACCGCGCAAGGTCAACGCCGTTGGGGAAGTGAGTCGCCAAGGCGTAATGATGTCCGCCGCGATGCTCAACAGAGACCAGTGTGTGCGTGTCTTCGTGGCCTTTAGGTGCGTCAACCCACTGCCAACCGGCTTTCTGCTTAAACAGGTTGGTCTTGATGCCTGCGCTGCCACGGCCCGGCGTACCCGTCTGATCCACAGCATCTTTAGACACCATGAACGACGGCTTTCCGCCCGGAGCAACGCTAATAGAACCCTGCGCCGCTTTGTGACCCGTGATGTCTTCCTTCGACGGCATCGAAAGGTAAGCGCCGCCCGGCATGTCGGTATCCCACATACGCTGCGGCTTTGGAAAGACCGACATAGCGTTGGGAACTTCAAAGTTTTTCGGCACTCCGCCCTTGCTCATGCGATCAGGATTGATCACATGGGGGTCGCGGATCTGCGGAATCGACGGACCCGTGTCCATGACGATGCTTTTTGCCGTCATGAGCGCTTTTTTGACTGCTTTCGGGTCAATCATCGTCAGTCACCTTTCGGTTTTGCTTTCGCCGCTGCCTTTGCCTGCGCTTTTCGGTCTGCCGCACGCGCTTGGCGCTCGTGATGAGCCTGCTTGGCCTCGTGCTTCTGCTCGCTGTTGTGAATCAGGATGTCGCGAGCCAGTTCAATCGCCTGAATCTGCTCCTTCGACTGCCGATCAAGGTCACGATTCTGGTCTTCGACCATCGTGTCGTGATGTTTGAGTTGCATTTCCTGATTCCGATGCTCAATTTGAGCCATCGTGTCGGCGTGTTTGATGCCCAACTCCTTCGATTTGGTCTGGGCATCCATCAAACGCGCCTTGGCGGTCATCAACGTGGCCTGCTGCTGCGCCGCGTCAGGCGGCTGCACGCCCGAAGCCGTCTGCTGCTTCGGCGCGAAGGCTCCCTGCTGAATTTTTGCCTGCACTTCGGCCATTTTGGCTTGTGCCGTCATCGTCTTCGCGTCGGCGTCGGCCTTGTCGTTCGCCATCTTGGCCTGCATCTGCTGCATTTCCGGCGGCGGAGCGCTCTGAGCCTCCGGCGGGGCCATGAATTGCGACGGATTGTTCCAACCGATGGCCTGTAAAGCCGCCGTGTCGATGGCAATCGGGTCGTACATCGACGGATTTGACTGCTGCAACTGCTTCAGCGCCATCACCTTCATCACGCGCTGCGCGTGGGAGGCCGTATTCGGGTCCGCTTGGGGCACCAAATCGCAGTTGCTGACGGCCTGCATGAACTGCTCGCGGTCCCATTTGGTCCCCGACTTGCAGCCCTTGCGCCAGAACGCCTCTGGATTGTCCTTAAAGCAGTTCACGAGCAACTGGAACTCCTCCGCCTGAGCGGCGTGCATGCGCTTATGCACCGAGTTCATCACCTTGGTGGCCTGCTCGATCATCGCCAACGTGGTCCCGACAGGCGCTTCCGCCTTGCCCTCACCCACCTGCTGCTCTGACGTGCCACCGATACGCATACCCGTCTGCGCCATGTCGCCCACCAACTGCATCAGCGCCTGCGACGGCTGCTGATAGGGCAGTGGCATGATGGCTTGGCTGATCGGCAGGCCACCCGTCTTCACCAACGCGCCGCCGCCCGGAGGCACGCGGAAGATGTTGGTGTTCTGGCGACCGCCGGTGTCCGCCATGAGGAAGCCGGGGAAGTTGGAATACATGCCCGCGTCGAGCAATTCGCGCCACGCCGCCGTGATGGCGTTCGTCGTGTTGCCCAGAATGTGCAGGAGGCCGATGTCGTAGAAGCCCAAGCCCGGCACGAACGGATACTTCACGAAGTGCGGCTTCGGCGTCGGCAGTTCCTGATCGTCTTCGTCGTAATTGCGGACGATGGACAGGATCTCGCGAGACGAAACGTCTATCGTGACGCGATACGGAATCTCCAAGCCCGACTCACGACCCTTGTGGGTGTGCTCAAAGCCCTTGATGTCCAACTCGCAGTAACACTCGTAGATCTCGCGATCACGGTCGTCGGGGTTCGTGACCGACACCGCGATGCCCTGCTGCGCCTTCTCCTCGCGCTGCTGCGCGTCGAGCGTCGGCATGTGGGGCGTCGAGAGGTCGATATCACGGTATATGCCGAGAATCTGCAGCCGCTTGACCGTCGACGGCTTCAGGTACGCCCGATGCGTGATGCGCTTGGCATTCTGCAGGTCGGTCGCCGCGTTGTTGACGATCAGGTCGTCGGCGTCGATGGTCTCCGACACCGGTCGATTACGCAGGGGGCAGTTGTAGACTTTCTTGAAGGCCGAGCCGCCGAAGCCGAGCATGAAGAACATGCGGTCGGTGTCGGGGTAGTACTCCTTCGCCACGGCCGTCAGGTAGTGGTTGAGGTCCGCCTCCAAGGCGTCCGCCAACTGGTCCATCGGCAGTCCGCCCGTGCGCGAGTCGTCGCGGATCTTTACCGGACCGTCCGTCGGAAGCATCTCAGAGCGCGCATTGGCCTGAAAGCGAAGAACCGCCTCCAGAAGGAGGGGGTGCCTGACTTTAGACATGCCCTCGACTGGCGCGCCATCAGAAGCGCCTTGTAGGCCGGGAATCTCGACCTTAAGACCCAGTAACTTGATGCCATTGGCTCTGTCCGTGATCCAATCGTTGCGGGATTCGATGTCGTCGGAGATGCCGCGAAGCAACTCCTCCGAGATCCGGTAGAGTTCCTGCTGATCAATCTGGTCGACCAAATTGTCGAACCAACCGCCTTCGTCGGCCTTCTCAGCCTTGTCGATGGGGTTGCCGTCAAGCGATACTGTGATCGAGCCATCGCCGTGCTCGATGCGAAGGACGTTGCCCTTCTCGTCCATGTCAGGCACGTCGCCGCCCTCGTCGGCCATCTCTACGATGACTTCGGCGGGACTGTGCTCGTCCGTAGGCTCCGGTGCCAACTGTCTAATGTTTGGCACGAGGCCGGGAGTCATGCCCATGGCGATGTCCTTTTACGACAAAAGATTCTCCATCTCGTCCATAAAACGACGGATGCCCTCTTGCGCGGCATTATCGTCCGTTTTCGCCGAAATTGTATAGAACCGGCGTACTTGACCGCCTTCGCCCTGAATTTGACCCGTCACGATCACTTCCCAGACGGGCATCGGACCGCTTTCCAACAGGTCGACCGTCGCCTGAGCGAGTACTCTGCTCATTGCCTATTCCTTAAGTGAGACTGGATCACGCCCTCCAAGTCTCGCACCTTGTCCTTATGAGCAGCCAATTCGCGTAGCAACTTGTCACGCTCAAGGCGAAACCGCTCAATGTCTCTATGAGATACAGCCAGTGCCTCGCGCAGCCGCATGATGTCGCCCATGGCGCGGATCTCCTGACGCAGGCTCTCGACCCAAAGAGGGGCGGGCAGCATCGGCCTTGTGTCGTCGTTGTCGCGCTCCAAGTCCTTTATCTGACCCTGCTTGTTACCCTTGCCGCTTAACGTAAACATGGTTCACCCCGGATACAGTGGCTCGCCACGGCCTGAGCCCCGTGGGTAAATGACCTGCGACTCCAACTCCGCCAGACGCTCAGGCGAGCGCTGCAGGAGGCCGACGTCACGCATGTGCCGCATCGCCTGCGACACGGTATCGACCAAGTCGTCGTGCTTGCCTCGTGGGAACTGGCCCACCTGCGTGATCACCATATCAGCCCACTGCCGGTCGGGTGCGTAAATCATCCCTTCGGCAAAGAGGTGCTGCACGGAGTACAGGCGCGACAACTTGTCCTGCGACTTCGGATCCGACAACTGCACGGCAAAGCGCTCGTTGCCGTAGAGGCGCCGCATTTCCTGCGCCACCGAAATACCGGCCGCCTTGTTCTCGATGAGCAACTTGTCGACCTTCAGGGACCGGCACGTCGACGCCACCTTCTCGACCAACTCGTGCAACTCCAACCTCGCCTGCCACGCCATCATCAGCATGACCTTCGGGGCGCCTTCGGCATAATTGCGGTCGATGTACGACGGTCGGCCGTCAGGACCCAAGACCCTCGACGCCGTCGCCTTCGTCTCCTCCGTGAACACGCCCCAGACCGTCAACGCCGAGAAGTCGTTGCTCGTCTTCAGCGTGTACGCTGTATCTAGAGACGCCAGAATGAAGTCCATGGGTGGAAACGAGGCGTCCTCCCACGTCTGCCACCAGTCCCTCTTAATGACGCCGCCGCCCGCAGGCTCCGGCCTCTGCTGCAACTGACCGGCCGCGCCGAAGGGTCCCAACTGCTTCTCTAGGAGCGTGATCTGCTCGTCGTCGAAGCGCTCCGGCCAGAGCACCTCGCCCTGCGTCTCGCGGGGGTCCTTCCAACCAATCTTGGTGATAAACGCCCGCTCAGGCTCGTACCTCATCGGCAGGCACAGGTGAGTCCACTCGCCGACGTTCTTCTCCAAAATGTGACCCGTCAGGTCGTCCTCCGCCAGTCTCTGCTGAATCACGACGTAGGCGCCCGTCTTCGGGTCATTCAGGCGGGTGCTCATCGTCCCGTCCCACCAGTCAATCGTCGCCTGAATCGTCGCCTCAGAGAACGCCTCGTTGGCGGCGTTGGGGTCGTCGACCACGATGATCGAGCCACCTTCACCCGTCACCGCCGCGCCGATCGACGTGATCAGTCGCTCGCCGCCCTGATCGTTGCTGAAGCGCGACTTCGTGTTCTGGTCGCTATTTAATATGAAGCGGTCGCCCCACAACTTCTGATACCACGGCGATTCGATCAACCGGCGGCACTTCACCGAGTCCCTGAGCGACAACTGATTGGCGTACGACGCATGGAGAAACTGGACGCCCGGTCCCGACGTGGGACCGCGATCACTCTGCGCCCACGTCCACGCGGGCAGCGCGACCGACGTAATGCTCGACTTACCCATGCGCGGCGGGATGTTGATAATCAGCCGCCTGATCTCGCCGTCGACGACCGCCTGCAGGTGCTCTGCCACCGCCTCAATCGGCCACCCGTCCACCCACTTACTGGAATCCAAATACTTCCACGCATGGCGCAGAAACTCGTACAGGCTCTCCTCGCAGTCGGCCCTCTCAAGATCGACGAGTTGCGCCTCCGGGTCGATCATCATCCCGCCGATCTTGATGGCCATTACGTTGCTTCACCCCAACTTGTGGCAATGCGTCTGCACTTCTTACAGTAGATAACGGGGAACATCTCCCATAACAGTCCCGGCTTGAGCAAGCCGCGACAGGCTTTGCAGTGGGATTTCATTTCTCCCCCCGCGCACGGATTCGAGCGGCAAATATCTCGCCGCCCTTAACCGGCGACTTTTGTTCACACAATCGCGCACACGCCTCGCGCTCATGGGCGGCGACAAGGGCGGCGAAGGGTTCAAAATAGTCTCGTCTTGTAGGCGAAAACATATAAAGATTAAACCCTGCCTCTTCCGCCATTCGCATGATGTCATCGCGGGTCATGGCTTCTCCCCCCGCGCACGAATGGCAATGGCGCAAGCCATTGACCACGACATTTCGTTGTGGTCAACTTTGCCGGTCAAATATTCGCTATCCACTTTATCGTCACACACCTTCGCACACGCTTCACGCTCTTCGCCCCTTGCCCGCGCATCGACTTTCGCCATCAGCGCGTGAAGCGCGTCGAAGAACGTTTGATGCACCTCGGCAAACGCATACTTGACCTCTTCATCGCGGGTCATCTGAGTCTCTCCATCGGTTAGTCATACACGTCGGACAGTATCCGCCTATTCCTCGTCCTCGTCCACATACTGGGCATCCTCAGCCTTCGACTGGAGGTTTGCAGCCAACGCCGCCTTCATGATCTCCCTGAGATTCTCGCGTTGCTCAGGCGTCAACTTCCGTGAGTCAAACGTCTGGTTGGCCTGAACCTGTATCGGCTTGCCATCGGCACCCGTCACCTCTAGCCTGTCCTTCTCGCGCCACTGGGCACGGGTCTTCAGGATAAAGATACTGGCGCTGACCGCGTCCTTCCGGTCGCTCATCGCAATCTGGTACAAATTATTGGCCACGTTCGCCAACATCTCAGGGACGGCCGAGTCCAACTCGTGCTTGTAGTACTTATTGAGCGTGTTCTCGCTCAACCCCGTCAGGACCGAGATGCGCTCCACCGCGTAGCCCAAGAAGGCCAACGACTTGACCTTGTGCTTCATGATCTCGTCCACGACGTGGGCCGGGATGCCTTGTGGCCTGTCGGGTGGGCTGATCAACTCGCGGATGGGGTTGGGCTTCGTCTTACTGTTACGAGTTTTTTTTGCTTTAAGGTCTTGGGGCGTGTCCCCGGCCTGCGCCCCGTCGCCAATGATCGCCGCCTCCTGCTCGCTGACAGGCGTCACTGGGTACAAGTCTCTTTTGCTTTTTGCCATCGGTGGGTCCTTTATTAAATCCGTGCCTATAATTCAACTTTCGTCACCCTAACAAAGAGCCAACGCCATGTCAGAGTTCCACGACGAGACGCACGAAGAATGGCTGAAAAAGCCGCGACACTATAAAGAACACGACTACCACCATCACAGCGAAATAGCCAAGAAGATCGGGCAGGCCATGAAACCTCTATACGAAAGCCCTGCAAGCCGCCCGCTGTGGGACGAAATTTACAACCACTACGACAGAGGGCGCGGTAACGCCGACAATACCGCCACTGAATACCCCGGCAAATTTTCTCAAAACGACTGGGACGGCGCGTTTAGAAACAGCGTCTCAGCCAGTCTTGCAGGCGGAAAACCGCCGTCCAAAAAAACCGAAAACTTCTTTGCCAAGCACGGCATCCGCTACTAGTACCCCCCCCACCCTTTTATTTCGCGAAGGGGGGTGGGGGGTCTGTCTATAGGCGGATTCTGAGTATATGTAGTTGGCGGGCAGATCCACCACCCCACGCGCCTTTCGCCTAATACAGGGGGGGTACGGAGGGGGGTCGCCCGGTTATCCACAGGTTATCCACAGGTTATCCACAGTTTGTCCACAGGATATCCACAGCGAGCCGCGTGGCGCGTCAGCCCGCGCCTGAGTCCACCGCTGCGCGCCTGCTCTCCGCGAACTGGCGCCGCCGCTCGATGCACTGGACGCACTTCCAGACGCGGTGACGCGACGTGGGCTGCGGGCGGATGAGCCGCAGGTCGGCGACGTGGCCGCACGCCACGCAGTGCCCGCGCCGGGCCGTGGGCTTGTCTCCCACCGTCATGGCGCGTACTTCGCATAATAGCCATTATGTCGCATTGTATTATCCGTAAGTCGTTGATTGCATTG